ATCCCCTGGATGCCTTCGGTGCCGCCGTGGCTCTCGAGGAGCTCCGCCGCCGCGCGCAGGTTCTGCAGCCCGCCGAGTTTGTCGGCTTCACCGGCCTTGAAGAGTGCGGCGGTGAGCTGGCGTTCGAGGCGTGGAAAGCGTTTCTGAAAATCGGGATTCGCGGCTGCGAGTTCGCGGATCGCTTTTCTTAACTGGACGGGAAGAGCCTTGGCGTCTCCAGGTCTTCGCTCTCCTTCTTCGCCTTCCGCTCCGCCTTCTTCTTGCGGCTGGCCTTCGGCTTCTTGCCCTTCGGCTTGCGGTTGTTCTTCGAAAGTTTCTTCGCCACCTTCTCCTCCGGTTGACTCTTCGATTCCTGATCCTTCATCGCCTGATAGTAAACCGAGTTCTTCACCTTCCATAAACGCTCCTTATTGACCTGGAGGAGGCGACGTTGTCCCGGCTGCCGCTGGTGAACCGCCACCGGGCGGCATTTTCTTCGCCGCCTCCAGAGCCTGATTTTGTGTTTCTTCCGCTTGCAACTTCGCGGCATCGAGGGTGATGCCGAACTTCGCGGCCGCCTGCACCTGGCCGTCCACCGGAAGATCCTTGAAATTCATGGAGAGGCCTTCGCTGATCGGTTTCGCCTGCGGTGCCTGCTGGCCCGCCTGCAAAGCCGCGAGTGCGCGTTTGTGCTCGTCGTAATGCAAGCGCACGTTTGCGAATCCGTCGGGATTTTCCGCTCGCGCCTTGATCCCGTCCGAGGAATTCGCCCAGGTCTTGATCTCGCCCATTTCGTTCATGTGGTCGTCGAGCTCCTCATCGACCGGCACGGTTGAAACGAGCTGCGGGATCTGCGCGATCGCCGCGTTCATTTTTTGCTTGGCCATGTCGACCATTTCAGGCGGCGTGCCCGGCGGCGGAGGGGAAGCACCAAAAGCCTGCTTCGCCTGCTCGAGCTGCGGATTCGGGCTCGGCGGTGTTTCGAGCATGATCATGATTTCGGATCGCTGCTTGATAGCTGCGTCAGCCGCTGGCACGGCCAGTTCCGGCAATCCCGTCTTGTCTTTAGCTATAGCTAAATTCCGCGGCACCGCTAGGATCGCCTGCAGAATGGGATTCGCGGCCGCGGCCGCCATCAACTGCGTCCAAACGGCGCGCTGCGCCACCCAGGACTCGGGAAAGTTTTCATCCGTATCCGGGAAGCATCGAACATTGCCCTTCAGATCCTCGGGATCGACATTCAGGTGTTCTTTGATCCCGCCAGCACCGGGCACCTCGCCACTCATCGGCGAATTGCGGAATTTTGCGGCCGCGCCTACGGCCTGGCGGATGATGCTCGCGTAAGCCGCTTTCAGATTGCGCCACGTGAGCCCTACACGGCCGAGGGCTTGATCACGCTGGCTCGCGATCCCGCTGGCGGTATCATTCGCGCCGGTGTTGCCGCCAAACAGTGCCGGGAAGGCGCCACAAAGAAACTGCGAGAATTCCCCGAAAAGATTCTGGATATAGGTGAGCAGGCCTTCCGCCAACTGGATCTGTGGCTCAACGAAGATGTTCGCGGCCATGTCCTTGTCCGGCTTGCGCTTCATCTTCACGTACTGATTCGGCTTCGACTGCAGTTGTTTCAAGGCCTCGAGATCGAGGGCTTCGGAATCGACGAACTTCAGCGGCACGAGGTGCATGAAGGCATCGTGCACGTAGTCCATGCAATCGTTCAGTTTTTCCTGCAGCGGAATGATCGGGCTGCCGAGCGCCGGGCGGTGCGCGCCGTCGCCGGGCCGCGCGTGGATGAGCGTCAGGTGGTCGTCGATCGATTCCTTGCGGCATTCGACTACGGTCTTGCCGACCATCGAGACCATGGCGCCTTTCGGAAAAGTGTCGTAAAGCCAATTGCGCTTGGGACCTTCCTCGATCTCGGTGTAGAACGATGGCCGGAACCAGCCGAGCATTTCGGTGGCGTTGTAGGTCATGGCGTCGTTGGTCATGTTCGACGGACGCATGCCGGTCATGATCGACGTGCGTGCCAGGCGGGCATATTCGGTGTTGGCCGTCGGGGTCTGCATGGCCTGCAGCTCTTTGGCTTTGTCCGGGTACTTCGTGCGCATCCGTGTGATGTCGTACTCCTGCGAGAGCAGCAGGTAGTCGCAGCCGTGGATGTCTTTCGTCTGGATCGGAATTTTGGTTTCGAGTGCGCCGTAGCACTCGATCACTTCCTGGCCGCGCGGCGTGCCGCGAGCGAAACTTTCCTCACCAGCCGCAGCCTTGCCCGCCTCTTCCGGCAGATACTTCAGCTCGTCCTCGATCTCCGTTTGTTGTTCGTAGCCGAAGCGTTGGCCGTCAATGACGTAGTGCGTATAGACGATCGAGCGGCCGTCGGTCCACAAGAAGCGCGCGATGTCTTCCTGCAGCACGATCATGTTGTTCGCGCGTTCGATCAGGCGCCGCGCATCGTCAGAAGATTCCGCGGCCGAAACGTCGGCAGGATTCGTCGGATCATCAGGCTCGAAACGTACGCTTGGCGTGCCCGCGGTGAGCGCGGCCGTGATGGTGTCAGCGAACGCCAAATAGATATTTGTCTCGCGGGACTGGTCATCGTAGCTTTGTCCGCCGACGAGGATGAGCTGCGGAAGCACCCAGGCGCCGTTACGGCCGGGCAAAAGAAACTGATTGCCGCGGTAGAAGTAGCGCGCCTTCCAGGCATCACGGATTTCCAGACGATAGCTCGTGAGATCGCGCTGCGCGGCTTTGTCGGCGAGATCCGCAAGGATATGCTCTTTCTCTTCTTCGCTGAGCCCGCTTTCGTCTTCTTCCGAGAGATCCACGCGGTCTTCGTCGGCCACCGCGTCGACGGGGCACAATTCTCCGGGCTGGAATTCGTCGACTTCTTCCTTGGTTGTCTCTTGAGCTTCGTGCTCAGGATTTTTTTCTAGGACGTCATCTTCCGCCATGTTTTGCGGCCATATAAACGAGAGCGAGGCGGGCGCGTTGCCCGGTCACGCCAGGTGCGTGCTTTTTCTTTTCGGCGTAGGCGTGGGTACTCATTCCGTGGCGCTGGGCCTCAGCCTTGAACACCCCTTTGGTGCCGCGATGCTTGATTCCGGCAGAAACCTTTCCCATCCATTTCTCAGCCATGTTTCGTCTCCCGGTAGCGCTGCGCCAGGCCTTTCGGCAACACGCGTTCACCGCGATGGAGGCGATAGACGCCGGTTGCCGGGATGCGGCCGCCGTGGCGGAAACCCTGCACGCGTTGGAGCGGTGCGTTCACGTTTGCGGCCATCTGATCGAGCCACGGATTCGCCGTGCTGACTGGGCGACTTTTTTTCAAGACGTCGTCTTTGTTTTGCGCGGCTGCGGCGGTGGCGGCGGTGGCGGCAGTCGTGGCGTTACGGGGCGCGGCTAACACTTGCTCGTCCTTGTGCACGCCGTAATCGCCGGTCGAAGGAACGAGGCCGCCTTTTTGGAAGCTTCCGCTTATCGGGCCGTAGCCGATTCTTGCCGAGCCCGCTCCGCTCGGAGGCATTGCCGAGGCTGCCTGGCGGCGCTGTTGTTCCGCGATATTTTCCTGCAAACCCTGGACGGCGTAGCGTGGATCGGTCTTTGAAGGGCCGCCGCCGAGATTTTCCCAAGGCATCAAGCTCGGTGCCTGGCGCATGCTGCCGTGCCAGTCGGCGGTTTCCGCTTCCCGCGTGCGCCTTGCGATGTCCTCAAATTGTCGGCGTTTCAGTTCTTCATCGGTGGGCATGTTTCGCTCGTCGGTAACTGCGCGCGAGAGACTTCTTTCCGGGATGTTCCTTGCGCAGGTAACTCATCTTGATGGCCATCGCCTGTCTGGGATTTTTCACGATCGGGCCGCCAGGGCCCGAGTGCAGTGTGCCCTCGTGGAAATCTTTCATGATCTCAGACGCGGGCATTAGAGCAACTTATCCTTCACGCGGCGTTCGCGTTGTTTCTTAACTTTTTCTGCTTTGCTTTCCTCGTCGATAAAATTCATGGCGTCGTTCTGCGTGACGGCGACTGGCGCGGCATCGACTTTCAGATTGACGATGCGTCCGAAAAGGGTTTTTGCGCGGTCCTCGAACCACACTTCGCCCGGCGGCACGTCTGGATTCTCGACTGCCTGGAACGGATAGCCTTGAGCCATCCAGAGCGGCGCAATCTGCGGCCAGAGCTCGGAGCCGACTTGCGCGATCTCGGACTGCGGAAAACGGTGGAAGCCCATGCGCACGATTTCCTGGCTCAGGATCGCGCCGTTGGCATTGATGTTTTCACCCTGGCTCATATTCGTTGCAGCAAGCACGCTGCTCCACCAGACCTTCGACTTTCTCGCAGGGGCTCGTAGCATCGCCGGGCTGCGCCATGTGCTCGCACGCTACGCAATGGCTGTCACCGTTGTCGGTGTACCCGGCCTCTTCCTTGCTGACCTTCGTGATCCGCCACGTATGATCGAGCCGCGTCGGATGCGGCACGCCGTTCACGTACAGTCCGCAGACGCCCTTCGCGAGAATCTCGCCCGTGACCTCGATGCATTCGCCGGGCCGACTGATGAATTTCCAGCAGGCGCCGCAGCGAGCTCCGGCAGCGCGATTGATCGATTTCGGTTTGAAGTAGAGGACTGCGGCTTTCGAATCTTTCAATGCCATTCCACGCGGATCTCAGGCAATTGCAGCAGATGCTTGTTGATCAGATGGCCGAAAAGTTTTTCGAGCATGACGAGATGTTCTTCCGGCTGCACGAAGACCATTTCCCAGCCGCAGGTGCATTTCATGCTCATAATTCCGGCGATTGGTTGCGGGACGGGATCGAATTCAATCCTCGGCGCCATAGAAGTGGGGGAGAGATTTGCGAGCGATCCCCCACGCTCATTTTTTCGCACGTATGTTTGAAAAAATATCTTTAGCTCATGTACCCGACGCGGCGTGTTCCGCTCGAGCCCGATCCGGCGCCTTCCATGGCTTCTTTTTCTTCGGCGACTTCGTAGTCGTCCTTGCCCATGTCGCCGAGATGCCCGGTGTCCTCGAGCGCTTCCGAACCGTGCGCGTGGGCATCGGCGAGTGAATCGTGGTCCGCGTGGTGGATGTAGCCGTCCTCGTGGTGCGTCACGCTGTGGTATTTGCCGTCGGGATGGCCGTCCGGCCGCGCATGCACGTGATGGCTGCTGGCCGGGCCATGTTCGCCGACTATGGTTTTGATTTCGTCGTGGCCGCCGGGATCACGCGCGCCGCCCGATTCCCCGCCACCGCCTTTCGGCCGGGCTTGCTTCTTCTCTCCCGGTTTCTTGCCTTTGGCTTCGTTGTAGCGGTCGACCATCTGGCGATTCCCGGCAATTTTTCCATCGAAACTTTCAGAACCTCTCATATCGTCTCCTCCTGCACGTTCCAACCTTCATTGACAGCTTTTTCCTGCTCCACTTCGGAGAGCTTGCTCCACTTCTCTTTGAGATCGCGGAAACTGATGTGCGAAGGCAAGGGAACATTTTGTATGTTTCCTTGCGCCGGTGCAGAACGCTGGGCGTATTCTCGTTGCGCGGGGATCGCGGATGTGGTCGCGATCGCGAGCTCCAGACGTTCGCATTTGCCTTCGAAGAACGCCAGTCTGATGCGCAAGAAGCCGATGTCGTCCTCGAGACGTTCGACAAGTTTCGCGACGTAATCCGGGCGAGGCAGCAAACGTGCTTCGGCACGTTTGCTCACCGGAGGAACCTTCCTCGCGGAATGGTGAAGGCGATGTCAGCTGACGCAGGCCTGCTCGTGAGCTCGAGGTAGCGTATGTACTTCTGCGTGTTGCTCTCGATGGCCATGATCTCGCGCTGCATGCTGACCTCGCGCGGCGTCTCGACGTGGCTTGCGTAGCTCATCACTCCGTACCTAAAGGATTCGCAGACGTCAAGGAAAAGTTCGTTGCCCGCGCTCGCGGCGTCCTCGAGGTTCTTCTCATCCCGCATCAGTTTCGGGATGGAATCGATCACGTCGGGGCAATTGTCGAGGATCGCGACCCCGTCAGTATCCAGGAGCGTGTAACAAAGCCTCCAGCCGTCGACACGGCGATTATTCGCTCGCTCGGGTCGAGGCAGGTCATATCGGACGAACACATCACCCATCTTGTCAGCGATACTGTGGTGTTGATCGATCTTAGCGAAACGGTCGGGAGAGAGATAGATGGACCCGACATTGTCGAACTTGTCCCCGGTGTGGTTGGCAACACAGATTTTCTCCGCGATGAGCTCCTCGTTCATCTGCCGCATGACGAGTTGGCGGTAGCACAGTAGCACCGTTTTCTTGGCTTCGGGATCGAATTCCGTCTTGATGCGTACGCGCGTCCACCAGAGCACCACGGTCGAGTGCTCGAAGCCCCAGTCGATTGAGATCCATTTCGGCTGCCACGTTTCGAAGATGCACTGGCCAAATCTTTTTACGTGCCGCTCCGGGTCCCAGTTCTGGAAAAACTGACCCGCCAGAATGTTCCAGTCGCCGGGAATCCAGGCGGCACGCAAGACCGGATCGACGATCGACTGCAGGCTCGAGATGTAGTTCTTGTCGTTGCGGTAGACGAAATTGTCCTCGAACGTCGAGTGGATCGCTTCGTATTCGCCGGGCTCGTAGTTGATGGCCATCTCGCCGACGGGCTTCTTCGTGATCCACAAGGCCTTCACCCAGCCGGAGCCGCGGCCGTTCGGGTTCGTGCCACCGGCCATGCGTGCCCTGACGGCGTAGAACTTGCGATCGAGCTCGTACTGCTTGATGGGGCAGCGGTTGCTGCC